AGGCTAGAGAAAATTCTCCTAAAATTGTCGGTGAAATAAAATGCACAGATTGTGGTGAAAATTTTCAATCTATATTTGCTGGAAAAGATTTTGGATCGTTGTGTGTAAAATGTATGAAGAGTAAGGCTAGGAATAGAAACAATGAGTAGTGAATCGCTCAAAAACTCAGGACTAGAAAGGTCTATACTATCAGGAATAGCTAAACATGGATCAAATTTGCTTATAGAAATAGAAGATATTCTTTCAGTAAAAGACTTTGCGTGGTCAATAAATCAAAAAATATATTCACTTTTTAAGTATTTGATGCATGAAAAATCAATAGAACAGTTTGATATTCCCACTGTTTTATCTTGCTCCAAATTTATAGATGATCAATTTCTGTCAACAGACAAAGAAAAAAAATATATAGAAGCAATATTTGATGATGCCCCTAATGAAAAAAATTCAAAATCAATAGCAATAGCTATTTATAAATTATCAATAGCAAGACAAGCAGATAAAACTATTAAAGAAATATCCGAATCAATAAATAAAATAACTGGTGAAGAAAAAATAGATGATATAGTTTCACTAATAGAAGATCCGTTACTACAATTTACAGGAAATCTAAATTCTTCTAATAACGCATTGACGCATATGTCTAACAATTTTGAGGAAACATTGAAGGCTCTATCAGAATCGCCCAAAGACATTATTGGTTTACCAACCGGATTTAACAACTTTGATCACGCAATAGGTGGAGGACTAAGAAGAGGTACTGTCAGTGTGATAGGAGCTAGAGCAAAAAAGGGTAAAAGTAGCATAGCTCTTAATATTGCTAAGAATATATCTAAGCTTAATATACCAGTATTATATTTAGATTCTGAAATGACACAGGCTGAACAAATGAGCAGACTTATATCCCTATTAAGTGGAGTAGATATAAAAAGAATAGAAACGGGCCAATTCTCAACAAACGAAGAAGAAAACAATACTGTATGGTCTATTAAAGAAGAAATAGAAAATTTGCCCATGACTCACTGTATAATAGCTGGTCAATCAATTGAAGCAACTTTATCTATATGTAGAAGATGGTTAACAAAAAATGTAGGATTTGAAGATAATGGATTGACCAAGCCTTGCTTAATAATATATGATTATTTGAAGTTGATGGATACTGATGGCTTCAAGGGGAATTTACAAGAAACTCAATTGCTTGGGTTTTTAATAACTGCCTTGCATAATTTTGCTTTGAAATGGTCTCTTCCAATTTTAGCGACCGTTCAATTGAATAGAGACGGAGTACAGGGAGAGGGTGGAGAATTTATAGCTGGTTCTGATAGAATATTGTGGTTATGTTCTAATTTTACGATTCTAAAAGACAAAACAAAAGAGGACTTCATAGAAGATGGATTAAACAATGGAAATAAAAAGCTAATAGTCACAGATACTAGATTTGGCCCTGGCCTATCTAAAGGAGATTATATAAACATAAAAGCTGATCTTTCGATTTCTAGAATGGAAGAAGGAAATAGTTTCCAACATAACTGTGTAAATAAATTTGTGAACGAACAAATAAAATGAGAAGATTTAACGTTAAAGAAATAGAATGCCTTGAAGAATCAGCAAATGAAAAAATAAAAGACATATTAGATGCACTAGAAATAGAATATGTAGAAGGATCTGAATATTTAAAGTTTAAATGTGGTATTCATAATGGTGATAATCAATTTTCCGCATATTGGTCTCTGACAACAAACCATTTTCGTTGTATGACAAAGCTTTGTCATGATATGCCAATAACTGGAAAATCAAAAAGCATATTTGGTTTAGTTAGAGGAATATTATCAAACAAATATAATAGGAAAATCTCATTTCAAGAATCCGCTAACTTCATAGCTGATTTTTTAGGAAAATCAGAGATTAGACTAGAGGACTATTGTAATGAAAATAAAGAACTAAATAATATAATAAAAAAGCATGAATCCAAGAACAAAAAAAATACAGAAAGTTTATCTAAACTATCTTCTATGTCCAAGCTTCTGAATCAAGATAATATATACTATCCTCGTAGAGGAGTTACAAGAGAGATTATTCAAAAATACAATATATCTGTATGTAATAATCGTGGAAAATTTTTTTATGACAGGGCTTTATTTCCTGTTTTAGATGAAACTGGAATGTTCGTCGCTGGTTGGTCTGGTAGAACTCTTTATGAAAAATGCAAAGAATGTGAAAAATTCCATAAATTTAACATTGCTTGCAATAGATTCAATGTACCAAAATGGTTACATTCAAAGGGTTTTAAAAAAGAAAAATATTTATACAATTACAATTTTGCAAAGTCATACATAAAGAAAAGTGGAGTAGCTATCGTCTGTGAATCGCCTGGAAATTGCTGGGCCTACGAAATGGCAGGAATACATAATAGTGTTGCCATAATGGGTCTAAGCATGTCAGAGGCTCAAAGAAAATTATTGCAAAAGACCGGAGCGCTAACAATAATACTCACTTTAGATAATGATAAAAATAAATCTGGAAAAATAGCATCTGAAAAAATCATAGAAGATCTGGAGTATTATTTTAATATAATACCAATTATTCCTACAGAAAAAAATGATATAGCAGAAATGAAATCCGAAGAAATAAGAAGTATGGTCCAAAATATAATAAAAGATAATTCAAAAGAATTCTTATTTGTAGATAGTTTTAATGAATAGGGTATAACATGTCTTTAATAATTTGTTTGTCTGGCAAAAAACAAAGTGGGAAAAATACTAGCGCAAACTTTATTTGTGGTAAATTTTTAAAAAAACATGGAATGTTAAATGCGTTTAAGATAAATGAGAAGGGATTGTTAGAAGCAAGAGTAAATGGACATTGGTTTACAGTAGAAGAAGGAGAGTTTGAAAAATGTTTTTCCTCGTCAAGAATTAAACTATATTCATTTGCCGATCCATTAAAACAATTCTGTATAGACGTTTTTGGATTAACTTATGAGCAATGTTATGGAACAGATGAACAAAAAAACAGTTACACTAATTTGTGCTGGCAAAATATGCCAACAACCGAAATTGGCGAGCATGGATATGTGTCCAAAACCGGGTCTATGACAGCAAGAGAGGTGTTGCAATATTTTGGAACAGAAATAGTTAGAAAAATGTTTTATAATGCGTGGGTAAATGCAACAATAAGCAAGATAAAAAGAGACAACCCACAATTAGCTATAATAACAGATGGGAGATTTGTCAATGAGATAGAAAAAATAAATGAAATTGGCGGTAAAACAATAAGACTAACTAGATCCGTTTGTGAAGATGGGCACGAATCAGAAAAAGCATTAGATAATTTTCCTTTAGAAAAATTCTCATTTGTAATATCAAATCAAAATTCATCTATAGACGAACAATGTTCTCAACTTGAACCCACATTAAATAAATGGCTTGATAAGATATGAATATAACTTCTTGTAGCGCAAGTGCAATCAAGTCTTATCAATGGTGTATTTTTCAATACTACTTGAATTATATATTGAAAATAAAGACAAGATCTGGGAAAGCGGCTACAATGGGAAATATTGTTCACGAGACAATAGAGCAAATATCTTTGTTAAAGAAAAAAAATAAAGTAAATGTTGATCCATATTGGCTATTTAATAGAAATTGGGAATATCAAGAAAATTTAAATCCAGAAATTAGAATGTTTACATCTAGAGGCGAGTCGGCAGATTATAAAAAATGTAAACAAAATTTATCAAATATATTAAACGATGAATATTACACGCCATACAATATGGACATATTAGACGTAGAAGAGTGGTTCGATATATCTTTCCCAGGAGAAGAATTTTTAACCTCCGAAGGAAAACAATTTAACGTCCGTGGCTTTATGGATATTGTTAGAAGAATAGACAAAGATACTATTGAAATTATAGATTGGAAAAATGGTGTCCAACTTACAAACAATTTTAAAAGAAAAGAATTTATTGATTTATTAAAGGATATTCAAGCAAAAATATATTACTTCGCTGCTACTTTGTTATATCCACAATATAAAAACATATTGATTACGTTTTATTTTACAGAATATATAGAACCAATAACTTTAACTTTTTCCGAGGATGACACCGGACTTATTATAGGTGATATCTATTCATTCTTTAATAGGGTAAAAAACAATAAATTAATTACAAGAACAAGAAATTTTAAATGTAGGATGTGTCCATTTTCTAAAAATAATATCTGTGATAAAATATGGATAGAATTAGCTACAGATGGACAAGATTTTTTAAAAGAAAAATATTATCAAGTTAAGTTGGAGAATATAAATGGAGAATGAGATATGGAAAGATATTCCAGAATATGAGGGGCTATATCAGGCATCTAATTTCGGTAATATAAAATCTTTAAAAGGAAAAAGAGGATCTATAGACGACAGGATATTAAAACCAGGGAAAGATAACAAGGGATATTTATATGTTATCTTAAGAAAGAACAATAAGTCTAAAAAATATTTTGTTCATTATCTGATATTATTGTCTTTTGTTGGTAAAAGAAAAGAAGGAGAAGTAACAAGGCATTTAGATGGTAATCCAATTAATAATAGATTTGAAAATATTGTTAATGGAACAAAAAGAGAGAACCAGAAAGACAGAATTAGACACAATAAAATGGGAGGAATGTTTAAAACTGGACACAAAAATACTATCGGAGAAAATAATGCAATGGCCAAATTTAATGAGAAAATAGTTAGAATCATCAAATGGTTGTTGAAAGATGGTTATGTTCCTCAAAGGGAAATTGCCGAAATATTTGGAGTTCATTTTTCAACAATATCTGCCATCAAAACAAATAGAAATTGGAGTAATACATAATGTGTTATTCGTGCCTCCACGTACATTCTTGGTTCTCTTTGTTGGATGGATTAAGTTCTCCTAAACAAATAGCAAAACGATGTAAAGAAATCGGATGTAAATCATGCGCAATAACAGATCATGGTACTGTCAGCGGTTTCGTAGATTTTGGAAAAGCTTGCAAAAGGTATGACATAAAACCAATATATGGGTGCGAGGTTTATACATCCAAACTAGACCAAACTATAAAATCTAATGAAAATAAATCACACAACCATCTTACTCTGTTGGCAAAAAATCAAGACGGAGTGAGAGATCTAATGAATCTTGTTAGTTACTCTAACCATCCAGATAATTTTTA